CATGGTGCGCGGTGCTGATGCCCGAAACCGCTTCAACTTTGCGCTGCAGCTCATTGATGTGGACCGCATCGACACCGCCTACAACGTGGGCGCCGCCACCAATCGCAACGCCGTCATCATGGGCGTCGAGGTTGATGCCTACCGCCGCCCGCTGGCCATTCACTGCTTTGCCGCCCATCCCAATGACGGCGTGCAGGGCAACCGCCAGCGCGTGCGCATTGGGGTGGACGAAACCCTGCACCGCTTCAAAATCACCCGCGCCGAGCAACTGCGCGGCATCCCCTGGATGGCGCCCGGCATGTTGTCGCTGCACCACCTGGGCGGCTTCATGCTGTCGGCACTCTTGGCCGCCGAGCATGGTGCCAACCACTACGGCTTTTTTACCCGTGCCGACAGCGGTGGCCCCCCCATCGGCAACCCCGAAGGCCCCGGCGGCCAGATTGTCACTGCCAGCCAGCCCGGCATTTACGACACGCTGCCCGAAGGCGTCACCTTCCAGGCGCACGAAAGCAAGTACCCCAACGAAGTCTTTGGCCCCTTTGCCAAGACCGCGCTGCAGCGCATCGCCAGCGGCTGGGGCGTGGCTTACCACTCGCTGGCCAATGACCTGGAAGGCGTCAGCTTTTCCAGCATCCGCAGCGGCACCCTGGAAGAGCGCGACCGCTGGGCTGCAGACCAGCAGTGGTTTATTGATGCATTCCTCACGCCGGTGTACCGCGCCTGGCTGCAAATGGCCCTCATGTCGGGCGCACTCACCATGCCCAACGGCAGCGCACTGCCTGCCGGCAAGCTGGTCAAGTTCAGCGCCCACCAGTGGCAGGGCCGCCGCTGGGAGTGGGTGGACCCCAAGAACGACATGGAGGCCAAGATTTTGAGCGTCCGCGCCGGCCTGATCGCTCCGCAAGACCTGTCCGCCCAAATGGGCTACGACTTTGAAGACACCCTGGCCAAGATCGGCGCCGCCCAAAAGCTGGCCGACAAATACGGCGTCACTCTGACCGCCTACGAGGCTACCCCCGGCGCCATGCAGGCCGGCCAAGCCGCTGCACCAACTAAACCCACCGCTTCCGCATAAGGAATAAAAATGGCCAACGCACTCTACCCAAAATGGAAAGAATCCCTGCTTCAAAACACAGCAGGCTCTGCCCTCACAGGTTCTGGCACCACGGGCGTGTACTGCGCCTTGGTGGATACCGGAACGTACACCTACTCGGCAGCGCACCAGTTCTACAGTTCACTGTCTGGTATTGGCGGCACTGACCAAGAAATCGGCGCAACCAAGACATACACGAACGGCGTGTTCGACGGTGCTGACATCACGTTCCCCTCGGTAGCTGGCACGGTGTCCTACGAGGCGCTGGTCATCTATGTGAAGAACGCCGGTGCCAATACCACATGGCAGCTTGTTGCATACATCGACACAGGCGTAACCAATCTGCCAGTGACATCCAACGGCGGAAATATCTCCGTCACTTGGAATGCGTCTGGAATCTTTGCGCTGTAAGCCATGGCAGACAACACCCCCCAAGGCGGCTCCGACACAATCGCCACGGATGACATCGGTGGTGTCAAGTACCAGCGCTTTAAACCGTCGTGGGGAGTGGACGGCGCTGCGGTCGATGCGTCTGCAACGGACCCATTCCCCACATCGCTAAACGCTTCAATCTTTCGGTTTAGCACGAACAACAGCACGACGGCGCAGCTTGCCAGCAATGCCACGTTCACGGGTGTTATTGAGACCGCGCTAGATCAGCCCAGCATGTCGTTGCTGCTGACAACTGACCAGCCGGTAACGCTCACTGTTTTTCAGTACATCGACATTGCCGGAACATTCGCAGCACAGCCAATAGTCTTTTACATCCCAGCAAATCAGGGTTTTAGCTACTCGCTGCCCCTGAACGCGAACTATGTACGGGTGACAGCCAAGAACACCGGCACGGCTACTACGACCACGCTAAACCTGAACACCGCGTATGGCTCACTACCAAGCGCAGACGGTCAAGGTAGGGTTCCAGTATCGCAAGCAGACTGCTATCCGCTTCTGGTCACATCCCTGACAACTACCGGCGTATCAGCAACCATTGATACATCAGGCTACGCTGCCATCGTTGTGCAGTTAACCGGCGTGTGGCAAGGGGCGTTGTTGTTTGAGGGCAGCAACTCGGGCTTAACTAGCGAATGGGATGGCCTAATGGCTCACTCCCGTGATAACCCTGCTTTGCAAGACATCATCACGTCGGGTGGTTTGTACACCATCCGTCCGGCTGGTAGGTACTTGCGTATCAACGTGACCAACATCACCGGCACGATCGGGGTTAACGCCGTTGGCCGCAGTGGTACGGGTATTGATGCCAGCGATTACCTAAGTCTGGCGATGATTGACGAGCAAGCTACGCCTCTTAATGTGCGGGTTCGCGGCAATCAAGGTTTGCCCATGGCGCAGGACTCTGTGTCTGGTGTGCAGTTGGCACAAGTCAGCAACCGAAGTTACTCGGGCACGGTAGCCACTACGGGTGCGGGTACTATCTTAGGTCCGTTCCCTTGTGACGATATGGCATCGTTCAGCGTGACAGCGCAGGCCGCTGGTGCAACTAACGTGCAGGTTCAATGCCTTACCGCATCCGGATGGGTAGCGCAGTTCGTTTCATATTTCAACGGGCAAGGCTCCGGCGCAGGGCAAACACTTGCATTCGGTACGTCTTCAAACCCGTCTTTCGGTAATGGTTCTGTTGTCGGATCACAGATTCGCGTGGTGTTTACCTCTGGTTCCGTTAGCAACATCATGCTGCGGCTATCGTCCGCACCAATAGCCCCGATTGTTGGATTTTATCCAGTTTCTACAGTTACGACCTCTGGAACTACAACCAACACCCCAGCAACACCAACATCGTTAACCGTCAACAGCGCAGCTACAACCAACGCCACCAGCGTTAAAGGCTCTGCGGGTACTTTGTACGGTGTTAGCGTGAGCAACACGGGCGCAGCAGCGGCTTTCGTCAAGTTCTACAACAAAGCTACGGCTCCAACGGTGGGTACCGACGTCCCCGTTATCACTCTGAGCATTCCGGCGTCTGGCACGGTGTCGCCTTACTTGGGTGATTTGGGTTATCGCTTTGCAACGGGTATTGCACTGGCAATCACCAATCTTGCAGCGGATTCAGATACCACGGCAGTCGCTGCCAATCAGGTCAAAGTTATCGGGAGTTACATATGAATTTCGATGCCTCTCAGGTGGGTGTGCCCTACGTTCGGGCGCACAAAATCACCATTCACTACCCAGACAAAGGGCTTCCGCCCGTGGTGGTAGTCGAGCAATCTTTGGCCGTCGTCATGGCAGACAAGACCGTGCGACAACTGGAAGTATTGCCCACGATTCAGGCAGAGCTTAATCTGGCTACGGATGCGGGTAAGCCCATCCCATTGATTGACAAAGACACCGGCGCACCATTGGGACCAACCACAACCCTAGGCATGGTGTACATGCAGCTTCTCGCGGCTGTGCGACAAATTCAAATTTCTCAGGAGTAAACTATGCTATCTCAAGGACAAGTCGGACCTACAGTGTCCGCAGACGGTATCCAAGCGGCCCTCCGCTCTGGTAAAACAGGCGAGCAGATCGTTACAGAACTGCAAGGTCGGTTCTATGAAAACGCCTATCGCGGTGCAGCATTCCGCACGGGCTCTACGGCCATTACCGCGCTGTCTGCCAACTCGATCACATCGGCAACATCGGCAACCGGTACGCCTATTCTCGGTATCTACAACCCGCTAGGTTCAGGTAAGAACGCGGTCATTCTGCAAGCTACTTTGCAAGTGATGGCCAACACCCTGACAACTCCAGTCGGGGCAGGTGCTTTTGTGTGGCTGGTGTCTACTGGTAACAGTGCAGTGTCTACCGGCGCTACACCATTCAACATGGGTACGCTGGCGGCCTCCGGCTCTGTCTGCAAAGGTTTTGTCGGTGGTGTTGCTCTCACGGGTTTGACCAACGTAATGGCAGTTGCCTTTGCTGCGGACTTCCAGACTCCTACGGGTTTGACCCACGGAACCATGACAGCGGTTCAGCCACTGTTCAGTGTGGGTGGTGTGAGCAACATTGATGGCTCCATCATTGTCCCACCAGGTGGTGTTCTGGGACTGTACAACACGGTGTCAACCACAACCATGTCGGCAGTTGGCTCACTACTTTGGAATGAAGTAGCCGTTTAACGCTTAAGTAAGGGGCAGGTATGTCTTTGCTCCTTCTATTTCGGGGCGCTGGGGGTGCGACACCCCAGACGCTCACAGCGTCATTATTTACCAATGGCAATGCGTTCTATGCGCCCACAGTAAGCGCGGGCGCGGTTACCCTGCTGCCTACTCAGGTAGCCGCCAGTAATGCGTTCTACTCTGCCACCATAAGTCAAGGCGGTGGTGCGCAGACTCTCATACCGAGTCTATTTGTCAACAGCCAGACGTTCTACGCGCCCACGGTCACGGTGGGGGTGGCTACCCTGTCGCCTGCGCTATTCAGCAATAGCAACAGCTTCTACAGCCCTGCGGTCAGCACTGGCGCAGTTACCCTCACGCCCAACCTGTTCACCAGTGGCACCAATGCCTTCTACTCGGCAACGGTCACTTTGGGTGGCGGTGCAACGCAGACTCTCACCCCATCGCTGTACACCAACAGTGCGGCATTCTTTGCGCCCGCGGTAACGGCAGGCACCGCTACGCTGACGGCTACCCGCTACAACAACAGCAATTCATTTTTTGGACCCATAGTCAGTGTCGGTCCGGTTGCCCTCACGCCTGCGTTGTTCACCAGTGGCACTAACGCCTTCTACGCATCGGCTGTCAGCCAAGGCGGTGCAACCCAGGCGCTGACACAGGCCGCGCAGCTTGGTAACGCAGGCAGCTTCTATGCGGCCGCAGTGAGTGTGGGCGGAGTCATGCTGTCGCCCGCAAGGCTAAATAATAGTAATGCCTTTTATTCTCACAATCTCACTGGCGGAATCGACCTTCCAGAACCCCAGGCATCCGACTACTACCGCAAAGCTGCCAACGCCGTGCAAATGCTCAAAGCATCCGGCGCTGGTGACCAGGTCATGCTGCGCATAGGCCGCCGCCGCACCTCCGGTTTTTAGCCTCCGCGCTGCACAAACCGTCTCGCGCTTTGCCTTGTTAATGAGACACCTCGGGCCGCAAAGTTGCGGCCATGAGCACACCAACACCTGATCCAACCAGCGTACCCGCCACGCTGCAGCGCCACCTGCCCGCAGGCCGTGCCGTGCGGGGCCTGCTGGTCGAGCGTGCAGCGGTTGACGAAGCCGCCCGCACCGCCACCCTGGCCTTTGCCAGCGAGACCCCTTACGAGCGGTATTGGGGCATTGAAATATTGGATTGCACCCCCGGCAGCATGCGCACAGGCCGCCTGAGCTCGGGTGCCAACCTTCTATGCGACCACGACAGCACGGATGTTGTGGGCGTTATCGAATCTGTAGAGATCGGTGCCGACCGGGTAGGTCGCGCCGTGGTGCGCTTTGGCAAAAGCGTTCGCGCAGAAGAAGTGTGGCAGGACGTACTCGGTGGCATCCGCCGCAACGTGTCCGTCGGCTACATGATCCACAAGGCCCAACTGGTCGAGACAAAGGACGGTGTGGAAACCTAC